CGTTCGTGTTCATTTCGCGGCGGCGATCAATGCGCTGTGCTACGTGGTGTTTGAGGTGTAACTTGTGGCTCGTTTTGGCCGAACATTCCCGATTAGAGCGCACCTGGCGAAAGGCTCACCGCCGACCTCGCTCATTGCGGCGCAGGCATCTGCCACCGCCTGGGCCTATGCCGGTCTCGGCGGTCTCGGCGTCATCAGTGGCAATGATTATGGCGTTGCACATGAGACAGGCAACATCTTCGGACGCGGCGCAATATCTAGCAATGACAGCGCGAATGCCTGGGCAACTGGAAATGTGCGCGGTGTTGGCGTGCTATCGGCCAATGACAGTATCGGGGCCTGGGCCTATGGCGTTATCGCGGGGCTGGGCGCGCTCTCCGGCAATGACGCGGCGAATTCTTGGGAGACAGGTAACATCAATGGGCGCGGCGCTATTTCCGGCATTGGCGCGGGTGTCGCCTGGGAGTATGGTCTGCTGGCCGAAGCTGTTGTGGTCTCTCCCCTATTTGCTATTGCGTGGGGGAGCGCCTGGGCGTATGCTGGCCTCGATGGACGCGGCATCATTAGTGGCAACGACTACAGCGCATCGTACGAGATGGGCCAGATTGGCGGACGCGGCATTATCTCAGCCAACGCCTATGGAGTCAGTCATGAGTACGGTGCATTGCAGGGCAGAGGCAATCTCTCGGCGCAGAGCAGTGCCGGCGCCTGGGCCTATGCGACCTTATTCGGGCGCGGTGCGCTCTCTGGCCGCGACGATGCGAACGCCTGGAGCTATGGTGCTATCGGCGGGCGCGGCGCACTCTCCGGCAATTCATCGGGCATTGCTTGGAGCTATGGTCTCATCGCGGATTCGGGGGCGGCTATCCTATCGCCCCTGTTCGGGATTTCGTGGGGCTATTCGTGGGCGAGAGCTACACCGTTTTGGGCGCTCATCTACGTTGCGGCCCGGATGTATTCACCGGCGGCGAGTGCTATAATGCGCTCGCCTGCGGAGGCGGGGATAATCAAAAGCCCCGGTATCATTGGACGTGAAGAATAGGAGTTGCTATGAGCAAAGGAAACACTTTCGAGAATTCGTGGCTTTTGTTGGAGTTCAATAATACCAACATCGCCAACATCGGAGATGCTACGGGTCTGCGAGGGTCAACGGTCGCCGGCAATTCATACGTCAGCCTTCATACCGATGACCCTGGCGAGGCTGGCACACAAGCCACGAATGAAATCAGCTATACCGGCTATGCCCGTGTTGCTGTAGCCCGTTCTGGCGCGGGTTGGACGGTGAGCGGCAACAGCGTGAGCAACGCGGCGGCAGTGACATTCGGCAAACGCACGGACATCGGCACTGCGGTTGCAACTCATTTCGTGGTCGGTGCAGAATCGGCGGGCGCAACGATGATCCAACGGAAGGGGCCGCTCGGCACGTCGGTGCAAGGGCCGTTCACCGGTGCGGTGGACGATAACATCACCGTCCCCGGCCACACGTTTTCGGTTGACGACCGATGCGCGTTCTTTCCCGCCTTCGGATCGACTCTTCCGACCGGCATCACGGAAGGCACGCTCTACTGGGTCAAGACGAGCGCGACCGACGTGATTACCATCTCTGCCACACAGGGCGGAGCGGCGGTGAACATTACTGCCGTAGGTGATGGGGTTGCATTCAAGGCGATGACTCTTTCCGTCACCCAGAACGTCACGCCGGAGTTCGCCATCGGGCAACTCGTTATCAACGAGGATTAGACGGCATGGCCTCTCTCCTGCCTCCTGCCATCCAGGGTGATCGCCAGCGGGCGTATACCATCGCCTGGACGGATGACGATGGCGTAGCAATCCCGTCTACCGGGCAAACCCTGACCGGCAAAATACATTCTCTGCAACTCGGCGCGACTCGTGCCATTGACGGAACGCTGGCATTTCCATCTGACGGCGTGGTGACGTGGGCGAGGGGCGTTCTGGACGTGGGCGAGGTCGGTTTTTTCAGGGTGCAGATCATTTCTACCGGGGCAACGGGCCTCAAAACGAAAACCTACGTCACCGATTGGGAAGTGAAGGACGCGCTGGACGTATGAATATGACGCAATCGCCCGCTCTCACCCAGGCCGTCACCGCCCGCGCGTTGCAGATGACATTACAGAAAGCGCGGGCCGCTGACGTACTGGAGCATATCAACCCGGTCTACGTCCCCTACCTGGAAGCGACGGCCCGCACTCAGATTTTTTTCGGCGGCGCATCATCAGGAAAGTCGGTGTTCCTGGCCCAGCGCGACGTGATGGATGTGAGGCGCGGCGGGCGCAATTTCCTGGTGTGCCGCCAAGTCGGGCGCACTCTACGCGGCTCGGTGGTGCAAGAGACGCGGCGTGTCATCTCGGAGTGGGGATTGAACGACGAATTTTCAATCAACAAAACAGATGGCACGGTGACGCACAGGAACGGCTATCAGATTGTGTTTGTTGGGCTGGATGATGTCGAGAAGCTCAAGAGTTTGATTCCGGCGCGGGGTGTATTCACCGATGTCCGCATCGAGGAGGCAACGGAGACCGAACGGGCAACGGTCAAGCAATTGCTCAAGCGGCAACGTGGTGGCGAAGCGGATACGCCAAAGCGCCTGACTCTATCATTCAACCCCATCCTGCAATCGAATTGGATTTACGACGAGTATTTCAAAGCCCTGGCCTGGGCCGACGACCAGCGAGAATACAGAAGCGACGACCTGACCATTCTCAAAACGACTTACGCCGATAATCGCTATCTAACCCCCGACGACGTGAAAGACCTTGAGGGCGAGACGGACACCTACTACCGCGACGTGTACACTCTCGGCAAGTGGGGCATTCTCGGCCACGTCATCTTTCAGAACTGGCGCGTCGAGGACCTGTCGGGGATGGCGCGCGAGTTCGCTAACCATCGCAACGGCCTGGACTTCGGCTTTAGCTCCGACCCGGCGGCGCTCGTCGTTTCGCATTACGACCGCAAGCGAAAGGCGATCTACATCTACGGCGAGTTGTACGAGACCGGGATGACGAATGATGTGCTGGCGCGCGAGATGTTGGCGCTCATTGGCAACAGGCCGGTGACGTGCGACAGCGCCGAGCCGAAGAGCATCACCGAACTACGCCAGTGCGGAGTCAATGCGCGGGGAGCGAAGAAGGGTAAGGACAGTGTCGAACATGGCATTCAGTGGTTACAGCAACAGCAAATCGTGATTGATGTTCGTTGCATCAACACCCGCAACGAGTTTGCATCATATCATTGGAAGAAGGACGCAAGCGGGCGGGCGATGCGTATCCCTGCCGACAGGGATAATCACATCATTGACGCCATGCGCTATGCCTATGAGGACGAGCAGAATGACACGGATTGGCAAACGGTTTCCGAGTTGGGCCACGTCGAGGAGTTCAAATCCAAATGGCAGTGAAATACAAAACTCACAAATGGATGCCGAAGGCCGCTAAAACTCCGCCCACAAAAAACGTTGCCACGCCGCCAGTGAAACACCTGGCCGCGCCTCCACCCGCAAACGGCAACGGACGGCCTGAGAATGTTCGCTCGCGGATGTTCGAGGAGATTGGCTCATCCGGGCTCGAGGCCTGGTACGGGTTCGTCTATCAGGCATATAACGCCGACCTCTATTGGCCGGGGGTATTTGAACTGTACAACCGCCTGCGCCGCAGTGACCCAGAAGTGACGATCACCCGTCAGATTTTCGGAACAGTGGCATCCGGCATTCGCATCGAGCCAGACCTGCCCGACAATCCGAGCGATGACGACAAACGTTTCCAGGAATTCTACGCGCAGGTCATTGGCGACGTGGAGGGCGGCATTGACCGCTGGCGCGATACATTCGTGGCTTATACTCCATTCATGGGCTGGGCCTGGTGGGAGGCTGTGCCTGCTGTGCGTCAACGCGACTGGATACCGCCCGACGATGACCCCTGGCGCTCGAAGTATGATGATGGGCTAATCGGCTTTCGGCGCTTCGCCTTCCGCGATCACTCGTCATTTGATTCGTGGAAACTCGACGAGACCAACGGGCGGCTGTCGGGGATGTACCAACTCGACGCGCCTAATCCGCGCATCCTATTGCCGCTCGCAAACAGCGTTCATGTTGCATTCGGTGACGTTGAAAACCCGGAAGGCCTCACGCCGCTCGAAGCTATATGGCGGCTGGAGCGCATAAAGTTCGGGCTTGAGATTGTGCAGGGCATCGGTTTTGAACATGCCGCTGGGCATCTGAGCGTGACGAAGAGCGAGGCGGGTT